AATTCATCTGTACCATTTGCATCTAAAGAGGAATCAAATACTTCATCTAAAATCAGTAAATTTGTATTTACACTATTCTTCATCTTAGCAATTGTTCGCCAAGTGAAAAGAAGTGCCAAGTCAATCCTCATCTTTTCACCTTCACTAAATGAATCATAAGTAAATTCATCTCTATGTCTTGACTTAATACTTTCTTCAAATTTTTCATCTAAATTAAAAGATACAAAGAAATCCATTGAGGCCAGATATTTATTAATCAGAGTATTCATTATTGGAAGATACTGTTTGATGATACGTGTTTTTATACCTGTATCTTTCAATAAAACCATTGCGGTTTCATATAACTGTTTTTGTTCTGATAATTTTTCTAATTGTTCTATACATGTTTTAAATTCTGCTTTCAATTCTTTTAACTTTTTTATCTTCTCATCAAGATCATCTTCTCTTTCTTCTATTTCTTTAATTTGATCTTTTAGCTTTGTAATATAACTACTAATTGCTTGAACTTGATTTTGATGAGTGGTAATAGCTGTTTGAATGTTTGTTACTTCTTCCAATCGTTTATTTAAATCTTTAATTTTATTACCAAGTTCCCATAACCCACCTTTACTCGTATGCATTATTCCATGATGTGCCGATATCATCTTCTTTTTGTGTTCTTCATTTAGTTCTTGACTACAAGTAGAACAAGTATCGTTTTGTTCATAGAATTCTATTTCCTTTTCAGCCGACATCAACTTTCGTTCAATACCATCTTGATATCCTTCTAACTCCTTAAGAGTTTGAGCTGTCTTATCATTTGATATTGATTCCATCAATCCTTTGATTTTTGTATTTAATGACTCAATTTCTACTTCATTGTTACTAATATCTCGTTCATTTTGTTGAATCTGATTTTTCTTAGTCTTTTTTAAATCATTAATTACTCCTTCAGTAGTGTCAATATTTCCAGAAGCTAATTTTCTATTGACTTCAACATTTTGATGTTCTTCTTTATTTTCTGATATTTTATATCTCAATAAATGATTCATTACAGAGAATATTTGAATATCAAGTAAATCCTCAACAATACCTTTACGATCTTGTGTCTTTAATTGCATAAATGGGATATAATGGTTTGCTCCCAATAAAACAATTTGAGTAAAGGATTTGTAATTTAATTTGAGGATTGTTTTTTCAAGATACTCTTGTTGATCTTGTGCCTTTGCATCTTGATTTAATTTTTGGCCATCAACAAAGATTTCAAAGATGTTTTTCTTGATCCCCCTACGGATCGTATATGATTTAGTGCCAACTTCAAAGTCTATTTCTACTAACAGTCCACCATCATTAATAGAGTTGATTAATTGAGGTCTATTAATTCTTCTAAATGGTTTACTGAATAGACCAAAGCACAACGCATCTAAAACAGTAGATTTGCCTGATCCGTTTTCTCCGACAATTAGTGTAGTGGAAGTTTTATTTAATTCTATTTCTGTAAATTGATTGCCGGTACTCAGTAAATTCTTCCACCTGATATTCTTAAAATATATCAAGGTCTAATACTCTTTTAATAATTCCTGTTTACCGCGTGGGGCTTTTCTTAGAAGTTCTTTAGCGTCAACACCTGTAAGGAGCTGGTCAGTAAGGACATCTATGATATGTTGATTCAAAGTAACCTTCTTGTCGTGGGCTTGAAGTGCTAATTTTAAAGCATCACCTTTGTCTAGATCAATTTCTAGTGTACTTGATTCTTGTAGTTCTTCTTCACTCCTTCTTGCATTCCATTCAGGACCAACAGTATCAGTTTGACCTAACATACCATCATAATCTGCTTGGGGAATAGTTCCGTGATGGTCAGCATTCGGAACTTTTCCTTCTCTGCGCAACTGATCCATATCATAATTAGTCATTTGTTTTCTTCCTTTTCGTTTAAGGCGATCAGCATAAGTTTCCATCATACTGCCTCCACAGTTAATGCTTCATTATACAAATCTGACATTAATGAATTTAATTCTGTTTTATTTTCTACATTTAATGTATCAACATATTTGCTTAAAATTGTTAAAGTATCTTGAGCCTCATCAATTAGCTCATCATCTTCCATAAACTCCAAATCTGAAAAATTTTCAACTACTACTAAATTAGCAACGTTTGCTGTGTATAACTTATCTAATACAGTATCAAACCAAAAGGGATTTGTTTTCTTTTGTATTACTACTTTTACATAGGTGTTTTCGTATTCACTATAATCTTTTTCAGTTAATGATTCAAAAGTTTCTTCGCTGTCATCATAGTAAAATTTTCTAAACATTCTATAGGGGTTTTGTATGAATTCTAACTCTCTAGTCTCTGTATCAAAGATATGGAAACCCCTGGCGTCCTTATAATCACTCCAAGTTATTTCATACGGATTTCCTAAATAGAAAACTGTTCCATTATCAGACTTATGATGAAAATGTCCACTCATTGCCATATCAAACTTATCAAAAAGTTTTGATTCTACTCCATCATGACTCCATGATCCAATATGTTGTTCAAATCCTTTTACTTCAAGATGTCCCATAAGAATTTGACATTGTGTATTTTTAATTGCTTTCATACACTCACCATAATTATCTTCATTTATCCACGGCATCATGAGAATTCCTAGTCCATCAAAATCTACTTCTTTTGGTGATGAATACATCCACGGCTCCACCTTTCCTTCATGTGAAGTAAATATTTCTTCTATGGAATTTAATTCATTAGTATTTTTGTGAAAAGTATCATGATTACCGATAATTATGTGGGTATCTACTCCCATCTTCCATAGGCGTTCAACAAAATTTGTTCGTAGATCATTCAGTATCTTGAAGTTAATAAATTTTCTACGATCAACTACATCACCCAAATGAATTAATGTTTTGATATTATGTTCTTCAAGGTAGGGAAAGAAAATATTATCATAAAACTTTTTAAAATAACTTAAAAAAGTAAGACTATCTCCACGTGCTCCCCAATGGGTATCTGTGATTAAAGCTATTTTCATGCTGCACTCATAAAAAGTTCTAAAGCTGTATCTTGTTTCTTGGTAACTTTCTTTTTCTTACTCTTTTCAAAGGTATCTACAAACTCATCAACTATTACTTTGAAATCTGAATTTTTATAATCATTAATGTTTTCATGCTCATTTGATTCACCACTAAGATCAATATCCATATAATTAGGATTTGTTTCATAGTTTTGCATACTTTTATATTTTATGTATAACTGTTTTTTCTCTTTTTGAATTCTTCGAATAAAGGCGTAATAAATTATTTGAGTAAAATAAGCAAAGGGATTGTTGGATTTTTCTGGATTGAAATTGTGGATATAATGTAAACAGTTTTCTATTCCATCAGAAATCATATCATTTTTAAATGCATAATTTATGAAGTTTGGTCTGAATGATAATCTTTGAGCAATCTTTAAAAATACTGAACCTAGATATTCTGAAATTTGAGGAAGTTCTTTATTCTTTTTACGTGCATTATCATATTCTGCTTTATATTCAATCATTGCCTCTAAAAATTTCGCATTATCTACATAATGCTGTTTTGCTACTTTTTTTCTTTTTGCCATAATGTTATATCTGTTTCAATTAATGTCGTATTATTATTATATCATAAATTTGGTAGATGTCAAGTTTAGTTCATTAATCCTTCAGGTTCAAAATCTTCTAATATTTTTGTCATTTTGTTCATTTCTTGATCTTTATTATGTCCCATATCTTCTTTTACAGAATTTATATAAAATTCTTGATAATCTTCTCCCAATTCCGAAACAGACATAATACACCTTGCTGCTAGGGGTACAAATGTAGTATCTGTAAAGGGTAGCCATTTAAGTAGTGCCATTTGTGATTCTCTTTTATCATCATTAAATTTCATCATCACTTTCATCGGCCAATGAAGTTCTAAATAACCATTATCCTTACTTCTATCATTTACTACAACTTTAGAGAAAATTATTTCACCATTATCTAATCTAATTACTTTTAGATTATCTTTATCCAATTTTTCCATTTATACCTTTAATGTAATATTGTGAATCTTGTATGGAAATTTTTCCTCATCATATATTTTTATTCTATCTTCATGATGGCGATAAGCATAATTTTTTCTATTCTTCCATCTCAAGTCATCTGCTATATCGTATAAGGTAGTTTTATCTGTTGTATCTGATAATCGTAATCCTCGACCTATCGATTGAAGATTTCGTATGCGAGATTTAGAAGGAGAAGCGAACACAATGTTATGCAAATTCCTAATGTTGATGCCGGTACTGAATACCCCATAACTTGCCACGATGATGGCATCTCGTTCTGTTTCTGCGATTGCTCGTATCTGTTCTCTAGTCTCGGTTTCTGTTCCTCCAAATACAAAAAAAGTCTTCCTATTGTCATCTGTCTTCTCCTCGATCATATCGTATAAAATACGTCCATGTTTTTTCACTAATCTAAAGAGGCACAAAGTATTACCCTCCAAAGACAATACTAAGTTTCTTATATATTTATTTCTTTTCTCATGTCCTACCAAAAATTCTATCTCATCTGCGTATTTGATCTGTTTAAACTGTTCACATATCACATCAGGATACTTTAACAATATAATTTCTACATGTAAAGAAGATAATTCTTTTCGATCCATTAACTTTTTGGTTGTTGTAACTTTATAAACCTTACCAAATAGACCTTCAAGTACTAATTTGTGAGTTTGTGTGCCATCTAATGTTCCTGTAGTACCAATTCTGTATTCAGCGTTCACACATTTAGTCATAAGAGTTGTAAGGGATTTAGATTTAAATCCATGTGCCTCATCACCAATCACTAACCTATATGGTTCAAATGTTTTTTTGTTAAGTTTGTAAATAGATTGCCACGTTGAAATAACCACTAGTTTATCGGAAACCTTATCTTGTCCGGCATAGACTTGATGACAATACTTTGCGGAATCCCATCCATACTCTTGAAAATCTGAATATAATTGTGAAACAAGTGAAGTGGTAGGAACGATTATTAATGTTTTAACATTGAGTGCTCGTACAATTAAATAGATGATTAGGGATTTTCCACTTGCGGTAGGTGATACTAATAAACTTTTTTTGTATGATAAGGCATGATGAAATCCATCTAATTGATAATCTCTTGGTTCAAAAGGTAACTTTAAGTCATCAAGGAAAGCTTGATTTTTTGCTATTTTTCTAGGTTTCCAATCAAAACCTATCGGGGCCACTCGATAATTTCGGGGCTCCGCAAAGATAAACACGTACTCAAGTAATCCACCATACAGTAACCTATTGTGAATATTGAATAATCTTATCTTACCATCCCAAATTTTCATACGATATGCTGGCATGAATGTGTGGCCCGGTACAGTAAATGTGAAATAATCACAAATTTCTTGTGCTACTCCAGCTTCACAGCTTATTTTGAGGAATACTTCATCTTTCTTAGTAACCTCAATTACTTCAATGACCTTCTGTGAATCGTTTCCAATCGATTGCATTTTTAATTAAATATCCTCTATTCGATAATCCCTTTACTATGGCTTCAAGATAATCCACCTTTTCTTCTTGTAGTGATATTTTTTTCTTACCCTCTATTATGTCATCATCAGCATCTATATACTCTTGTACATCTGCCTTGAGTAACTTATATTGGAATGGCTCCCAATCATAAGCCTCTAATTCGGTTTCATCCATCCTTCCAGAATAATACTCCCTTTTAACTTTTAAAAGTTTACTATGATCAAACTTCATAGTACGGAGTCTCAATCTTTCATCATGAAAGAGAATTAAATATTTGT